TTATCCACCGGGAACCCAGTAAATTTATAACAGTTTTTCATAAAGAAATCTTATGATGGAAAACGGTAAGAAATTAGAATTACCCGAAGGGCAGGAGGGGGTCAGGGTGAACCAGGGGTTCCCTCTATCTTTTACATCGTTTTTTCCGCTTCATCCAGGTTCTTTTCCGTAATTCGCTTCGGCGTCAACGACTTTAACGTCGAGACACGTTTCGGGTCCAAAACACGCAAAGTAAAATTACGCTTATCTGAATTAAAATGTAAGGCAGGAATCGACGTAATATCATGAGAATCCTTATTATATACAACATCTTTAGCCTTTTGTAGTTTATTCTTTTCCAAACACTCTACGAAAAACACTTTCAGATTTTTTATCTCCTTCATAGGAAGCCCGTTTTCCTTACCATACTTTTCCGCAAACGCATGAAGCTTCTGTATCTTTACAGTCTTATCCAATTTATTCCAAGTCTCACTCTTATTCTGTTGCTTTTCCTTTTCCAATATTCCATCAATCGTAGAATAATTCATAGAATCTGGAATGGCAGATACAAAATGCCCCGGCATATATGGCAAGGTATTCGCCGATTTTGTACTTGATGCAACTACAGCACTTGTGCTAACATTTTGTAAATTATCACTTGATGTAGTCGCAAACATTATTTAGAGACGATCCTTTTATATACTATCCCGAATAATGTTTATCTCGTTTTTTAAATATATATTATAATCTTAAACATAATGACAGATAATAAAAAGGTCTATTTTCTTGATACAAAGACTTCAAAAACAGTTAAGACAGAAAAAACGAAAACAAAACGTGTTATAACTGAGGATAAGAAATGGAATTTTACAAAAGAGGAATTAGATATTAACGGACAATACTCATTACTGGGACCATTATTTGAGGACCGGGATATTAGCACGAATCGGTTTATAAAGCAGCAAATAAAAAATAAGATTTCCGGATATAAAAGCCAAGATACGGAAAAATCACTATTAGATACAGAAAAATTCGTTGATTTAGATACCGTCTTGGCGTTATTCAAAACATCACAATTAAATTGTTATTATTGTAAGGACCCAACGTTTATTTTATATGAATATGTACGTGATCCAAAACAGTGGACTCTAGAGAGAATCGATAATTCTTTTGGGCATAATTGTGATAATATCGTCTTGGCGTGTTTAAGGTGTAATTTACGACGTAGATGTATGGATTCAGAAAGATATGTGAAAACGAAACAGATGGCGACAATTATAAAATGTAATAGTGATAGTTAAATATCACAATATATACCAATTCAAACACATATATTATATATAAAATAGATAAAATATATATTAAAAACTAGAGGTTATAACATTTAAAGACGGATGCTTCCTATTCATGAAAATATAAAAAAGAAACTTCAATATTTCTATGAGACACAGAAAATTCCACATCTAATATTCCATGGATCTCCAGGAACAGGAAAACGCACATTAGTATACGATTTTTTAAGTCAAATTTATGGACATGATAAACATAAATTAAAACATAATGTCATGTTTGTTAATTGTGCACATGGCAAGGGTATAAAATTCATCCGTGATGAACTCAAGTTTTTCGCCAAGACGAATATCCAAGGCGCACAGAGTATTACCGGTGTCATGTTTAAAACCATTGTTTTATTTAACGCAGATAGTTTGACGATTGATGCACAGTCGGCATTGAGACGATGTATCGAGTTATTTAGTTATAATACGCGATTTTTTATTGTCGTTGAGAACAAACATAAACTATTAAACCCCATATTATCCCGGTTTTGTGAGATTTATGTACCGGAATATGTGGATGAAAATGGGAAATTACAAAACCTACATCAATATCATTTATCGAATAAATATGGTACTCCGGATTATTCAAAACAAAATGAATGGTTTGATATGCGACTTAGCATTGATGATTTGAATTATACAAAATTTGTCGAAATCGCATCGAATGCTTATGAAGAGGGAATATCAACACTTGATTTAATTCATTGGGTAAATAAATCAGATCGTTGGGCCGATATAAAAAAATCAAATTTCATTATTTATTTTTATAAGATCAAATCGGAATATAGGTGTGAAAAACTATTGATGTTATGTATGCTAGATGTTATTTTCAGGGAACCTACGGTTCCCCGCCGCTTCGCTGTACCCCTCCCTTGATGATAGCATTATCCACCGGGAACCCAGTAAATTTATAACAGTTTTTCATCAAGAAATTTTATCATGGAAAACGGTAAGAAATTAGAATTCCCCGAAGGGCAGGAGGGGGTCAGGGTGAACCAGGGGTTCCCTCTACTTGATGAGGGTGCAAAATAATTAAAAGGGAGGGGTACAGCGAAGCGGCGGGGAACCTTAGCGAAGCAAAAGGTTCCCTGATCCTGATTCGCGTTAAAACCCATATTAAAGGAATATTATAATATTATAAATAATGGATGATTTCGTTATATCGAATTTACATGAGTCCCGCAATGAATGGTGTAGTCGTTTAGTAAGTATTTTTTCACCTTTAGTGCAAGAAGGTATTCGATCTATTTTTAATGAGGCTTGGAAAATGTGTGCTGACACAGATGAAATCGGTAAATATTTAATGACTTTCCAGAACCTCTTATCTCGTGTTCCAAAATGGAACTCAGTCATTGTAGAAGAGGAGAGAAAACGTATTATTGACCGAAGTGGTTGTAATTATTTAGAAGATTTGATTACATGTGTCCATATTATTCAACTCAAAGTTTTAACATGCATTCGTGTTGGTAATAAACAAAAAAAGATTGATATTTCTATTCCCAAGCTAGACCATTTTATTCATAAGGTTTATATACATGTCGCGCGAAAGGTATATACAAACGTCTATTTATTTGAGAAGAATATTAGCCCATTACAAGTACAGAAAAACGGAAGAGAATTGGAGACAATTGTACAAGAGTGTATTTTAACGTCTATCCGTGAGTCGATTCCGACTGAAGATATTATTCGTGCCTATATGGATGAGAGTGTTGAACAAGAGGAGGAGGTATTCATCGAAAATATTAAAGAGCCGATTATCGAGAAGCCCACAGAAGAGGCGAAAGAGTCTACTGATAAAAAACCAACGGAAGAAGAATATGTTGCACCTGTCGTACCTTCCGTACAAAATATTGACGAGGAGAAGGTTATTACTAGACTTACATTTAATGACGTAGATAGTGTTTTGAATAATGAAAATGCAGTGGAGTCGGTAAATGCACCCAAGACGATTGAAAGATTAGAGGAAATTAGTACTTCCCGTGCTCTCCAGCGTAAGCTAGATGAACAAGAGGAGGATGAGGAAGAAAAAATAAAGATTTTTTCGGATAATATTGATGTGCCGGGATTAGATATCTTTGATCTAGATCCTAAGGTGCCTGAAGATGTGCCTATTGTTCTAGATTTTGAGGAACTTTAGTCAGGGAACCTACGGTTCCCCGAACCCCTCCCTTAATTTTCATGATAAATTTTACCATGAAAAATAGGGCTATTTACCTATATTTCACATTACAAAATTCCTATTCCTTTTTATTGTAAAGGGAGGGGTTCGGGGAACCGTAGGTTCCCTGACCTGATTTATCGCTCTGCCGATTTTGGGGGCGTAGTATATGCATGACCCAAGATATTGACACCCAGGTCTGGCTCCAACTTACCGTTTTTCGCCCACTCGGGCATTTTCATCCGTTCGAGCGACCACTGCTCGACCTTGAAGGTCTTGGCATACCATGATGTGGGAACTAAACCATAGTGTGGTACCATAAGGACCTCCTGGCGCCAGTATTTTCGATTGCCGTTTCCGACGACCTCGTCTGCGTTATTTATCTCCACGACCGCAGTCGCATACTTCTTCTCATTCTCCGGATCTAGAATGTAGGCTTGTATGGCCTTCTTGGCCCGCTTGATAGCAGCTTGGTACGCAAATGGTAATGGCATTCTCTAGTTTTGGTTGTTTGATACCAGTCAGAAATTTGCGAAAAAGCCTTTCAATTTTTCAGGGAACCGTAGGGTTCCCTGAAAATTGATTCAAATTTTTGTTATAGTATCTCATAACAAATAAACGAACAATGTCGAATACAATCACTACGAATTTTATGGGAAAGGATCTCAGAAAAGGTCAACGATATCTATTTCATAAAGCTAAACCAGTTTATAGACGTATTAATAAATGGAAAAAAGTAATCGATCACTTCGAAAACACTATATTCAGAGCAAGATTTGATAAGATTGTCGTAGGGGCCGTTGAAGCGACACTTGTCGTAAGAGAAATTGAGAACGAGAATGCATATCAGGTATGTATGCCGCTAAATTGGATTGAAAACATTGAAACTTTGGATGATATTCTAGATGGCAAAACAGTTATACCCACCGATATTTTACTAGAAATCGATAATTACTTTTAAACCCGCGTTTAGCATATATAAAAATATTCGATGATTTTTATATAAATGGAAAAACTATTCGTTTTAGCGTTGTTGATAACGATTCTCTTTTGCATAACTAAATTCGCGGAGATGCGATACCTGAATCAAGAGATGAAACCATTAAAGGACTTAGTACGTGATGCACTTGTAGTATTTGTATGTGCGATGACCGGTGGATTCGGGTTTTTTTATTTACAAGATTCCATGTCCGATTTTTTTAATGTAGTAACTGAAACAAAAGTATTGAATAGTGCGTCGACTCAAATATTCACCGACGTTCCTGCGTTCTAAAACCGTGCTTACACCATCCCATTTCAAATATGTAATGGTGTAATAATTAGAGGGAACCCCTGGTTCCCCCTAACCCCCTCCTGCCCTTCGGGAAATTCTAATTTCTTACTGTTTTCCATCATAAGATTTCTTGATGAAAAACTGTTATAAATTTACTGGGTTCCCGGTGGATAATGCTGGTAATAATATATGATAATATGATATATGTGTTGGAATTCTAAAGTATCATTAAATACATTTTTATTCAGTCTGTTTGGTGTTTCATTTGCTTATTTTAATAATAATATACGGATTTTTCAATTTCTATACTTCATTTCTTTTATTTCAATTCAATTAATGGAGTATTTTGCATGGGAGAATTTGCATGATAAAAAAATGAATGAACTATTATCAAAAATAGGTTTATTTTTAATATTTATCCAAATACCTTTCTTCGTATTATCATCCTCTGATGTTGATAATAAACTAAAAACTATAATAATTGGCGTATATCTCATGTTTAGTTTATTTGTAATAAGTTATTTTACTATTGATTTTTCTATGCATAAAGCACCCAATGGGCATTTGGCTTGGAATTGGTTAGAATTTCCCACATATATTATTTTAATTTGGCTCTCGTTTATATTTGGTTTATTTTTATACCAGAAACAATATTTGAAATTTGGTCTATACGCAATAATAATTTTTGCAATTTATTACACATATTACCAGACTAATACTTGGGGATCTCTATGGTGCTGGATAGCAAATCTATTAGCTTTACAATTAATTATACAAGTTTTTATGAAATCAAACTGTAAAAAATAATCAGCATTATCCACCGGGAACCCAGTAAATTTATAACAGTTTTTCATCAAGAAATCTTATGATGGAAAACAGTAAGAAATTAGAATTTCCAGAAGGGCAGGAGGGGGTTAGGGGGAACCAGGGGTTCCCTCTAAAAATAATGGATTACCACTTTCCACCCGTAGTCTTTTTCACATTAATGGATGGACCACTACGTTTCTTACCCTTACTTGGATCATATGCTTCATCCTCATCATCTGATCCCATCCCCTTGGAAATATCCCAAAATTCCTTGGATCCCAATTTGAAATCGGGTCTGTTTTCGGCCTTATACCAAAAAATCTGGTCATGTAATTTATTCGATTTCGCATTATTATTTATTACTAAACACTCATAATTCTCAGTTGTCTGATCCATGACTGAGCAAAACGACTCAAGTGTTGGAAACATAGAAGCATAGTTTTCCCAGATACGCTTACGATTCGCAAAATAGGGTTCTCTTAGAATAAAAACATAATCAATATTAGTACGTAAATTTGGTGGAATACCAAGAGGATATTGCATAGTAATGATCAACATAATCTTCCAATGACGACCATTCATAAAAAGAAGACGCATCATCTTATCACGAGTCCATGTCTGGTCATAAAGACAATCATCAAGGATGACGAATGCGCGTGGGTCAATAGTTGTTCTTCGATACATCTCCATCTCTTTATTCATCTGTTTTAGGACAGCTTTTTGTCTACGTAAAATATTCTCAATTAAAACCGTATTATACTCATCATGGATAAACAATTTCGGCACATGACTTGCATAAAAACCATTTCCAGCTTCTGTGCCGGATATAACTGTTCCAATCGGAATATCTTGATGATGGTAAAGAAGATCTCTGACTAAGAAAGATTTACCTGTGTCTCGACGGCCAATCATAACAATGACTGGACCTTTATTCTCATCTGGTCTAAAGGTGATCCATCGCATATCAAACTTTTTCATTTCGAGCGTCATTTAGGTAAACTTTTGTATATATTATTAAATATTATAAATGCTCAATATCTAACTCAGGTAAGGGAACCGTAGGTTCCCCGAACCCCTCCCTTTTAATTATTTTACGCCCTCATTAAGGGAGGGGTTCGGGGAACCTACGGTTCCCTGATCCCTGATCTGAGTACAAAATACGATATTTTCTTCTATTTAACCTTATATTCACAAAGGCCTATTTTACATGACTGATAAAAACTTTAGTGAAAAAACAGATAGTGCTATTCCTAAACAATCAAAACCTATATCAAAACGGTTTAAATTACATTATTGTAAATATTCAGATCAGGACGTATCGGGTCAAGACGAATCAATTACAAAACCAAAAATATTAGATATATCAAATTTGGATTTTGAGAATTATACTGAAAACAAAGATGAATATCATCCATTTTCGATAAACAATTTACAGTTATATAATCCGATATATAGGCTATTTTTCGAGATGACATCCAATAATTCTGAAAAAATCGCACTAAATCATCAATATCATATGATAAATATGAGCCAAGTATTAAATATTAAGACCGGACAAGTATGTGATAAGGATATTTTTGTAAAATATAGCCCTCTATTAGATCCCGTACGATATATGATCGGTAAATATGATGTAGTAAATGCGAATGTCAGAACACTACCTAAAATAACGAGTTCTGATCAGGATACTCATCCAAAAATGCTTAGTCCGAATAACGCATCATATGTAGATGGATTTTTCAGCTATTTAACTAGTTCATTACTACACAAACATGGATTTTTACATGGTATAGATTTCTATGGATCTTATTTAGGAATTCAAACAAAATTTAAAACTTGTATCACTGATGATGTTGATTATTTAAGAGGATCGGATTTTTTTAATGATAATATTGGAAAGCTATTCGTCATAGAAAATATTGATCGCGAATCCTTCGTAGGTGGGGACAACGATTTTTCCCAGATTGCTAGTTCACGCCGTAATAAAAATAAACTAAATTTTTTAGAAGATGGAATAGAAGACCTTGGCGTTGACGTTCTTGAATTTGATGATGTTTGCCAAGAAATAAATCCTCTATCTGACGATCAACAAGGATGTGAAACCGTATATGAAAAACATAATGGCACTGTGTCTTCTGAAGATTCAAACTCATCGAATAATAGTAAACTTAATTATAGTAGCGATGAAGATTCGGAAGCTGATTCCAATGACGATTCTAGTGATTCGGAAAACTCTGAATCTGTAGAGGAAGAGGAATCGGTGTCATCATTTGATAATTTAACTTCCGAATCTGATGAAGAGATTCATGCATTCATTTATGATTTCCCGGTGCAACTTATCTGTTTAGAGAAATGCCAAGGTACGTTAGATGAATTGTTTGTTAAGGACCAGATAGATGAGAAAACAGGCGCGAGTGCACTTTTTCAAATTATAATGATACTATTGGCATATCAGAAAGCATTCAATTTCACACATAACGATTTACATACAAATAACATTATGTGGATTAACACAGACAAAGAATATTTAACATATAAATTTGCAGGTAAGGTTTACCGTGTGCCTACTTATGGTAAAATATATAAAATGATTGATTTTGGAAGAGGCATTTATAAATTCCAGGATAAATTATTTTGTAGTGATAGTTTTGCGCCCGGAGGAGATGCTGCTACTCAATATAATTTTGAACCCTTTTTAAATTCAAATAAGCCAAGATTAGACCCCAATTTAAGTTTTGATTTATGCCGACTTGGATCTTCTATATTTGATTTTTTGATGGATGATGATACTCCTGTTTCAAAAATGAATGATCTACAAAAAACCATTCATAGATGGTGCTGTGATGATAACGGAAAGAATGTATTATATAAAAAGAATGGAGATGAGCGCTATCCTAATTTTAAGTTATATAAAATGATCGCACGTAGTGTTCATAACCATACTCCAGAGGCACAGCTAGATTTTCCTTATTTTAAACAGTTCTTGGTTAAAAAAAAGACAAAATATACTGCTAAGAAGAATGCAGATCTGGATACCGGAGTTTCGATAGATATGAATATAGATGAATTACCAGTTTACGTTTAGCTCAGGGAACCGTAGGTTCCCTGATAAAGAGCTCTAACAGTGCTTTATCAATATCCTTACCCACATACTTTGAAATATAATAACATTCATAGTCGAATCCTCCTCTACATCCCCATGATCTACATCCGGATTCTCCACATCCTTTGCAGATAGCAATTTCTTTTTTATCCGTTAAATAATAACGATGTTTACCGTTCTTTTTTTGAATTCTAGATAAATATTCCCCTTTTTCATTTTGTATTAGTTTATCACCAATAAATGCGGAATCATATTTTGAGCTATGCAAATCATTCCATGATGATCCAAAATATAACTCAAAGCGGACATCCCTTGAATATGGAATAATAAACTGGAAAATTTCTTTTCCAATATATGGGGGTAGATTACCAATATAATCATCCAAAGATTTCGCCATTGTTATTGGTGGGTTGGTTTACTTAGAAACAAATGTCTCGTGTAAAATTCAATTTTACACGAATGAAAAAAAAGCGCTTATTATTTATGCACTTAAACAAGACAAAACTAAAACTAACCTCTTCCCTCTTTTACCCCCCATCCTACCTTCTTAACAATCTTCATCTTCACTGTCGCTCCAGTCCGCCCAATTCTTGGGCATCGGCTTTCGCTTCACCTTGAGGTCCACCTTCTCCTCTTCCGCCTTCTTTCGAGGGGAAGAAGTCTCGGATGAGTCCGAGTCATAGAGAGCGTCAAAGACGTTCGCTGACTTGACAGGTGCCTTCTCTGCCGGCTTTTCGACCAGCTTCACCTCCGCCTTCAAGTACCACGGCGTCCTCGTCGAGTTCGCCTCCGCCTTCTTGACGCAGTAGCTGGAAAAGTGGCCCTTGCAACCACACTTGTTGCAGACATTCTCGAGAATGGTTGGGCAGCAGACTTTGCCGCGCACGTCCCGGGTGAAGTGCGACTCGTAGATGTGGGCGTGTTTGCCGGCGTCCTTGCAGGCCTTGCAGAAGGCGGCCTCCTTGACTGCGACGGTGCGCTTGGATTGCTTTCCTGATCTGGACATGTTGTTGTTGTTGTTGATGCTTCGATTTGGTGGGTTTGATAACATTCAGAAATTTATGAAAAAGCCTTTCAATTTTCTGGGAACCCTGTGGTTCCCTGATTCACTGATTTAGTGATTTGACAAAAAGCTCATTACGTAAATCCGAAGCAGATGAAACCTCACGAGATTCGAAATCAACCGTATCCTTAACGCCAATCAAATTACCTTCATCATCAATCGTCTGCGTTAATACATTTCCTGACTTCTCAGCATTCTTAATATTTTCCTCAATGGCCTTACGCTTCGTATCCTTAATTCTACGATCAAATTCCTCCTTAGCTTTTGCCTCATTCTTAAGCTTTTCTTGGTGAAGCTGATTAAGTTCTTCCTCCATAAACTCAACACGTCCTGTCTTATACGCATCTGGATCCCAAGGAATCCACATACCGATAGGTCCTACATAAATATCATGATTTGGATCGACCTCTCTAAGCTTCTTACATCTAACCTCAGCCTCTTCCTGTGTCGCATAAACACCACGTATTTTAAGCCCACGAGTAGACGTCTGGAAAGAATTCTCCTTCTGAAACCTCTCAGTAAGACGCTCCTCATTCTTATCCAAAAACGTCTTCCAATCATCCGACGTAGAATTTACCTTCAAAATCTGTTCCTCTTCTTTAGCAAATTCATTGAAATCCTCCAAAACTTTCTCCACATTCAGGTTATATTTATAAGAAGCGAATTGTAAAAAACCCAAAAACTTCTCCATAGATTTAGAAAAATCCCATTGGTTAATAAACTGATCAAATAAATACGTTTCGCGCTTCTTTAGGATCTTTTCAGGGGAAACAAACGACATACATGCAAATTTTTGTCCAGCCAATGCATCATCTTCATCAAGAAGATCGATATATTTAGGATTCGCTTCACCGTTATTTAAATTCTTTCTTTGAAACCCAGACATTTAGTAATATGGGATCTTATAATCAATATACTAAAAAATATTTTAAGTATGTTATTACGAAATATATATTTGCATAATTCGAGTTTTATTTCCATTTTTTTATTTTATTTTCATATAATATAATATAGACTCGAATGAGCAATATGTTTGATTTTAGTGAACTCGTGAAAAGAGCCATCAAATACATTGTTGAAGGTATTATGGTCGCCATTGCCGCGTATGTTATCCCTAAGAAAACGTTGAATGTTGAGGAGGTCGTCATCATTGCTTTAATGGCTGCCGCGACATTTAGCGTGTTGGACGTGTTCGTTCCTTCCATGGCGACGTCAGCCCGTGGAGGTGCCGGCTTCGGTATTGGTGCCAACCTCGTCGGATTCCCTGGTGGCTTAGCTTAAACTATTTCTTTTTAGAACTAAATAAAATTTTATTTTCTTAAAATAGTAAATAAAATCACACCGATTCCTCATATAACTTTTTTTGTTTAAGCCAGTCCTTATTCAATTTCTTAATAGTGCTCTTACTTAGTTCGTTCCCAGATACGTCGTGTGTTGGAATACCATCGTTATCAAATTTTGAATACAAATATATATACTTTCTAAATAACTCATTTGGAGGTATATATTGTCGCATCAGTTTTCCACTCAACTCTTTTGAACATTCCGTCATTGAAAGCTTCATGTTTTATTGTTTACATTTAATTAATGTTATGCAAGTGTTTCAATTTTACTTTAATTTTTCATAGGTTGAGACGTAGTCGGGGGTGGGGTAATAAATTTAGATAGTAGCATGTTAACCGGTAAATTACCTTTATATGCTTTATCTAAATAATCGGTAATATTTTGTAGTTTTACATTTTTCATATCTATCTCGTTTAGTGAAATATAATCAATAATATCATAAAGATAATTAATTATTTTTTTTTTACCATCCGCGTTTAAAATTAAGCTCTTCGGATCGGAAGCGTTTTGTGTAAAATCTTTTTCGAGCATAATAAGTGGTTCTGGTACCGATGATAAACCTTCCATTATGGTCGAATTTTTCATATATGGACTATATACCAAAGTCATTAATAAAATGGAAATCAATAATAAAATAACTAAATTATATTTCATATATACTATACCGTTGGAAAGAATTCCCAATCTAAATCACCACATACTTTTTTCCATATCATATCCTGTTCCAACTGTTTTTCACGATCTTTCATCATAGGAATATATGGCAAGTATTGAGTTTGGTCCAAAAGAACACATAATTGGTATAATGTATAAGTATAATTAAAGAAATTAGTGCGGTTCGCCGGGCAGTGTACCGCCCATGGTTTTTGGATCTCAATAAATAAAACACAAAGGGTCTCATGAAGTTCCTCATTCATGACAGGTGGTTTTATGCCAAAAATAGAATTAATATATTGAATATGCTCAAAATATTTATTAAATCCTAGCTTTCTTAAAATCTCACGCATCTTATCATAATTAATAAGGGTCATATCCTCAATACGTTCCTTTTTAATACGAGCACGAATAGCATCAATGACTTCTTCGGGAATTTGTGTAGTCTCTTTTGCTTGAAATTGTGATAAAATTTCCTTGAAATGGTTCAAGCGAATATAAGCCGTATATGAAACCTCATTCGGGGGTTCCTTATTATTCGGCTTCGAACTATCCATAATATAGGTTATGAATTTACCACACTTTTGATTATTACATATCAAAATACCATCTTCATCCTGGGGAATAAGTTCACCATTACGACAACTTTGGCAAACATCAGACGAAACAATATAATCCTGAGGGTTCAAAAAATCATTATTAACGTTCTTCCAATAATTTTGATATAGATTCTTGGCTTGTGTATATTTATCAGGGTCTGTACGATCAGGGTTTTTTGACCGTACTTTGAAAAAAGAATGTAAAACATTAACATTCTTATTTTCACCACTCGATATTTGCTTCTTCTCCTCGAAATAATTAAAAATATATTTTGAATTTTCCAGTAAATATTGATTCTTTTGTCGCTTATAATTTTTTATAAGTGTTTTATTCGATTGTATTTTATCGCGGATTTCCATATATTTATCAATCTGATTATCACGTAATAGCGGTATTTGGTCTTTTAGTTTAACGATTTCGTCTTGTAATTTAGGGATTATATTCGTCTCCAATTCATGGAACGAGTTAAGCATTTCAGTATGTTTTTCATCTATCGTATTATTTTGTTTTGGTTGTAATTTTTTATTTTGAATATTATTACTCATTCATATTGTATTTAAAATAGAGAATGTTTAATATATTATTTCGTAAAATTATTTAGTCGCATAATATATATTTTGATATTAAAAACCATGACGACCAAAACGAAATATACAGCGATTGAAGGATGTGATTCTTCAAGAGCAGACGCCAAGCATGATTTCCATGACATATTTAACAAGGATATAATACAAGAATTTGTTAAAAAAAATATTCCGACTAATGCGACTTGTCAACCACCCGCAATGGATGAAGATTCATTTTTGGGTAAATACCTTCTTAAATCAAAAAGTGATCTATCGACTATGCAAGGCCTAATAAACAAAGATATTCCTGGTAAATTTGCTGAAGCATCGGAACAGATATTTCAAGTCTCGGACCGCTATAAAATATATAAAATATATAGACCTCAACACACCAGCGATCCAAAATGTTATTTACAATTAGCACTTAAAGCCGCAGGCATAGAGGATGATGTGTTTTTCATATGTGATGTCGCATACGCAAACGTTCGTGAGGATTTGACGAATGTAGAATCTGGTACAGGAAAACAAACGATGTATTGGGTACAGAATACACAGACATTATATGATCCCGCTGGTAAAACGGCTTGGCATACTGGTGCTGATTATGGATTTAAGGATGATTCAAAAAACTTTTCCTTCTGCTGGGAAAATGCGAATCTTAAAACCATGACATACTACCCCATATGGCCAACAACTAAAAACGAATATGAATTCAAAGAAGGGGCACCAGAGACTATGTTATATACAAATAAAAATATGTATATGGGAATACGTTCAGATAAAAATGATATTGATGACTATAAAAAACATGATTCCGTTCTTGTCATAACGGATCCTAAGAAACCGGGATATTATGCTTTTGCAGATAAAGACTTATCCGCCAAGGGTAATGGTATTTTAAGTAAAAGTCAGATAACTTCATATAGATCCAAAGGTGATGATCTACGTAATTTCGTCAAGTTTTTAAAGACGGAAAAAGGCGAAACGGTAGGTGATAGAAAAATATTATTGGATGAGGTAATGGACTATTCCTCTGAAATACAAATCTTGGCGAAGAAGGTAGGTGATGCATCTCAATCACTTTCATGCTGTAATAAAGTGATGCACTTCCAGGAATATAAAAATAAAAATAACGGACCTAAGGGTGGAAAACCAAACGTTAAGAATTTTGATTCAAATGGAAATCATGCATTTGTCTCTTTTGATCGTATTGCTGTCGGTTGTGCGTTAAACTATAATGCACCTATTGTTTTACAAAATACCCAGGAGGGATTCCTATTATATGTACGTGAAGATTTGATAAATGCGGATAAACAGTTTTCAAAATATGAATCTCTTGGCACGGAAATAAAGGATTCGGTAGAAATAGATTTGAGTGAATCGGAAAAGACCGAATGTTTGCGAAATATGAAAGAATATTTGGACGATTTGAAAACTAATTTATCTAGAATAGACAGTGATGAAAAATATAAGTCTTATCTATGCCAGCTTTTCTTAATACTTCCTGCTTTACAATTAGGGAATACACTGGGATCGTTTCTGGAAGAATCAAATAATGACAATATTAAGCAATCATTATCCTCTACTCTACAAACTATAAATGAACTCTTGGCGTCAGATGAAAAAATAAATGTTCCTACATCTGAATCTCTAATTACATTTATAAATTCCCTTTTGCCAAGCCTAAAAGAAAATTTTAATATATTGATTCGAAAAGTTATAAAAAAAAGTGGTAAGATTGATGAAAATGCAAATAAACCATTGTTTATTAAACTTAAAAATGTATATTCAATCTATGCTTCTATTTTACAGATACAAACTAATTTTGAAAATTCAAAAAAAACTCTTAGTGAAATAACGAGTTTATTAAGCACAGTTTCAAAATGCACAGTAGGTTCACTTACTGATAGAACGAAGAAACTACCCAAAGGGGTAAAAGATAATATTTCGAATTGTATGCCATTCCATTATTCAACGACACAATTACGAGACCCTAAAAATGCCGATGGGTTCATTGATCGTGCGACACAATGTTTTGGCACAACTACTTTGATATTACCTATTTTCGAAGTATTAAATAAAAATAAGGCATATAATGATGCAAATACGCAGTTTGTTAGTATTATTTTAGATCTATTAAATGATAAATTACCGAATAACGCCAAGGAAAATAATAATATGTCATTTTTAAATATTTCTCAAATAGCGAATGATCAATTAATACAAAACGGATTTTTATTAAACCCAGAGCGTATAGAAGAGACTTTGATTAAGAATAAAAACGAAGAAAGTGCCAAGGTAGAAGAAATTATAGAGGAAATAAAGGCACATAATGATGAAATAAAGGTTGAAATCGCAGCGGAAGATGAAGAACTTGGCAAATTGATACAACAAGATAAAGACGTAAAAGTTAAAAAGAATGAAAAGAAAATAGATAAAATAATTAAAAAAAAAGAGGCAAGAAATAAAGCACCAGAAATAATACCCATTGATGAGATAAAAGCCATTGATACCAGTACCATTCGAGACCAACCCGAAGCTAGCGATGAAGAGACTCAAGCCTATTTAAAAAAGATGAAGTTATTAATTCCAGTAGTCAATATAAAGAAATCAGATGGTTATATCGAATCCTTCTTTCAAAAGACTACTGAGTCCGCAATCAAGCGTGAAATAGCTGAATTTAAGGCTATGATAGACCAATCAGAAGAAGATTCAGATGAAAGGGGCACTAGGTCTACACGATTAGCAAAACTAACCGCTGAGAAGAATCGTATTGTATTCGCAGAAAAAGCCAAGAAGGCCGCCGAAATAGAGTTATTTTTAAAGGGATTATTCGGCATTTTCACCTTTATGAAATTTATAAAACAATCCGGTAAGTCATTACCTATTATTTTCGGTACTTCACGTAATCAAACCGCCCTATTAAACACATTTATTAGCATAACGGAGACGCTACTTTTCCCCGAGACTACTATTATACCCGAATCCTTATATTTTGATACCGCGACAACAGCAAAGAGGGAATTTGATAAAATAAAAGGAGATCTTGAATCATCGGGTATAGATATAAATAAAATAAAATTACATTCAGATTATATAGAAATTATTACTGCTGGATTATCTGGACAAAAACTTGATGTGTTTAAAGATATTATAGATTCATATAATGTTGGAACATCAATAGCTGACGATGTATATTTAGTTCGTGTTAAATCAAAAATTTATAATGAATTAAACGCCAATAAAGATATTATCAATCAAATAGGAGAAGAATTCTTAAGTAATAAGACAAAAAGAGGCAATATTATTTATAATAATGGAAGTACTCTTGAAAATAAACTAGGAAATTTCCGAATTGGTAGGTCTAGAGGGATAACTATTGGGCCAAATGAGGATTATATAAAATTCATAGGGCCTTACGTAGAAGCTTTTCATAAATTTTATGAAGATTATAATAGAAACGGATTCTTCTCTGTGAATTCATTTCGTACGATTATTGAAAGTAATACATTAGCATTTGATAACAAACCATTAACCGGGTTGTTTGAGGGTTTAAATGCGAACCAATTTAACTATAATATGGCACTTTTGTACTATGTTGAAAATGAACTAAGTAAAACCGAAATGGTTGATAAACTTACGAAATGCCCCCCTATATATGATGACGAAAGTACTATGACACAGTTATTAAAACAGTTATTTCCTACTTTTACTATGAGAGGAGGATTAATTAGGGGTGGAGGAGATATTACCACCGGGATCCAAAGCATCTTTCAAAATTTGGGTCTATCGGTTGATGAACCTATATTTAATAAAGCCGAGGTTTTAAAAACGAAACGTAAATTCCACTTCTATTTAAGCGATTTAAATGAAACGGCTGCAAATAGTATGTGGAATGAGAAAGCCGATATCGATAAATATGTAAATGCTATATTTAATCCAATTACGGTGGTCGAGACTATTGCCCAAATTCCTAAGTTAAGATCTGGACCAGGAATACCTGGAAAAATAGAATCTATAAAGCGTGGAACGACAATCAAAACTGGAGGTAATAAATCATTAAGGCGAAATCAGAGATGCGGTAAACGCACCAAGAGACATCCATTCTTTCATATTAAAACACGAAAATTAAGAAGGTAAATCAGGTTCCCTGAGTGGGTTAAAATATATATATTTTAATAAGACAAAAATATATATAATGTCAGCACCATCGAATATCAGTGTAGATTTTCCAGATAGTCTACGAATTGAAAAGAAACAGATACAAAAGATGGTGTTCATAATAAATGCTTTAGAAAAAGGATGGGCTATAAAAAAAATAAACGATTCCTATATTTTCACGAAAAAACATGAAGGTAAGCGAGAAGTATTCCAGGAAAATTATTTAGAGACTTTTGTGCGTACAAATTCTACCGATTTAAGCATATTAGACAAAATCTAGATATCGAATATTTCTTTTTCTTTATCTATATTTTCCCATATAGATCCCCACATCAAAGCATCGGCCAAATTGCCTATACAATATCGCAAAATGAAATCCTGTCTATCTTCTCCTACCAAAGACCGTACAGTCTGATCACGTTCGGTCCATGCATTCTTCCAAAACTCAACCGATTCTTTGGGGTGAGATGGTGTTATAATCTCAATAAACCGCTTCCGAGCTTTTATAGGAATATGCAAAATTTTAAACTCAGTCGAGCCATCTATGTACATATTTTCACTAATTGAATTAAAATCCATAGTTCTTTACCATAACAAAAACGGGCCTATTTAATTCAATTTTTCAGAGTTGTACCAGTATTATTACAAATTGTTATATTTGTAATAATTTTCGAATTTTAAGGTTATTTAGCAATAGTTGAAAAAGGACATAAAATGTCCCACACCATCTTTTATATTTATTTTAAATATATATTTTTTTATTATCATATTAAATAACAAAAAAGTTGGATGATTATTTTTGTTAAATCATATATTTTTAATATATCCATTATTTAGCCATTCCCTCCAAAATTTTTTCTTTTCAGATATTATAAACCGCAAAAATGGGTGGAGCTCTTATGCAACTTGTCGCTTACGGTGCCCAGGACGTGTTCCTTACGGGTACCCCCGAGATCACTTTCTGGAAGGTGTCTTACCGCCGCCATACTAACTTTGCCATGGAGTCCATTGAGCAGACCTTCTCCGGCCAGGCCGACTTCGGTCGCCGTGTCACGTGCACGATCAGCCGCAACGGTGATCTTTGCTACCGCACTTACCTCCAGGTCACTCTCCCTGAGATCAACCAGGGCATGAAGGGCTCATCTGGTGATGTCTATGCCCGTTGGTTAGACTACATCGGTGAGCAGCTCATCGCTCAGGTTGAGGTCGAGATCGGTGGTCAGCGCATTGACCGCCAGTATGGTGATTGGATGCACATCTGGAACCAGGTCACCCAGTCCTCCGAGCAACAGCGTGGCTATTTCAAGCTTATTGGCAACACCACTCAGCTTACCTACATCACGGACCCTACCTTCGCTGCCATCTCTGGCCCCTGTGCCGCCGCCGGTGGCCCTGCCCAAGTTTGCGCTCCCCGCAATGCCCTCCCCGAGACCACCCTCTACATTCCCCTCCTTTTCTGGTTCTGCCGCAACCCTGGCCTTGCCCTCCCCCTCATTGCTCTCCAGTACCACGAGGTCAAGATCAACATTGATTTCCGCCCCATCGGTGAGTGCCTCTGGGCCGTTCGCTCCCTCGCTGCGACTTCCTCGACCCAGTCCGTCTCTGCTGCCTACCAGCAGTCCCTCGTCGCTGCTTCCCTCTACGTGGATTACATTTTCCTCGATACGGATGAGCGCCGCAAGATGGCCCAGAACCCCCATGAGTACCTCATTGAGCAGCTCCAGTTCACTGGTGATGAGTCCGTCGGCTCATCCTCCAACAAGATCAAGCTTAACTTCAACCACCCTTGCAAGGAGCTCATCTGGGTTGTCCAGCCCGACGCCAACGTCGATTACTGCTCATCCTTAGAGGGTGGCCAGACCCTCTACAAGACCCTCGGTGCCCAGCCCTTCAAC